GTGCGCGGCGCCTACGGGCTGCACGGGCGCGAGATGATCGGCTGGCTGACCCACCTCCAGCACACCCGGGGGCGCAACGTCTGGTTCGTGGGGATCCTCGACGAGAAGTTCGACGACTTCAACCGGCGCATCTTCCAGCCGCAGATCGACGGATCGAAGACCGGGCTCGAGCTGCCGGGGATCGTCGACGAGGTGATCACCATGGCCGAGCTCAAGGCCGACGGCGGCGATCCCTACCGCGCCTTTGTCTGCCACACCGTCAACCCATGGGGTTTCCCGGCCAAGGACCGCTCCGGTCGTCTTGGCCCGGTGGAAGAGCCGCATCTCGGCCGCCTGATGGACAAGATCCGCGCCCCCGGCATGCCCGCGCCCCGTCGCCTAAGCTTCACGCCGCCCGCCGAGGGCGCGGCCGATCACCCCCATCCGCAATCCTGATCCGTAGAGGAGACACCCCATGGGTTCCTGGAACGACTTCAACGACGCCCAGTCCAACACCAACCTCATCCCCAAAGGCACGCTGGCCAAGGTGCGCCTGACCATCCGGCCGGGTGGCTTCGACGATGCCGCGCAGGGCTGGACCGGCGGCTACGCCACGCGTGGCTCGACCGGCGCGGTCTATCTCAACGGCGAGTTCACCGTCACCGAGGGGCAATACGCCCGGCGCAAGATCTTCACCCTGATCGGGCTCTACAGCCCGAAGGGGCCGGATTGGGCCAACATGGGCCGCAGCATGATCCGCGGCATGCTGAACTCGGCGCGCGGGATTTCCGACAAGGACCAGTCGCCGCAAGCGCAGGCGGCGCGGCGGATCAACGGGCTCGGGGATCTGGACGGGATCGAGTTCCTCGCACGGATCGATGTCGGCACCGATGCCACTGGCGACGAAAAGAACGAAATCCGCAGCGCAGTGACGCCGGACCATCGGGACTATGCCCAGCACATCGGGCTGGCGGCGCAACCGGGCTATCACCCGCCCGCGCAACCCGCGGCGCAGCAGCCGGTCCAGCAGCCCGCGTCGCCGGTGCCAGGTCGTCCCTCCTGGGCGCAGTGAGGGTCTGATCCATGCGCCTTCGCCCCCGTCAGAGCCTGTTCGTGGAGCGCAGCCTCGCTGCGCTCTGCGATCACGGCAACACTCTCAGCATCGCCTCGACAGGCTTTGGCAAGACCATCGCACTGTCGGCGGTCGTCGCCAGATCCCTCGAAGGCAGCGATGCCAAGGCCTGCATCCTCGCGCATCGCGACGAGCTGACCGCGCAGAACCGGACGAAGTTCGGCCGGGTCGCGCCTGACATCACCACCTCGGTCGTCGATGCCGAGGCAAAGAGCTGGGCAGGGCGCGCGACCTTCGCGATGGTGCCGACCCTGTCGCGGCCCGCCAATTTGGCGGCGATGCCCGCGCTGGACCTCTTGGTCATCGACGAGGCCCACCATGCGGTGGCCGACAGCTATCGCCGGATCATCGACCATGTCCGCGGCGCGAACCCCGCCTGCCAGATCTTCGGCGTCACCGCCACGCCCAACCGGGGCGACCGCAAGGGCCTGCGCGAGATATTCGACAATGTCGGCGACCAGGTGCGGCTGAGCGAACTGATCGCTTCGGGTCACCTCGTCCCACCCCGCACATTCGTCATCGACGTTGGCGTGCAGGAACAGCTGCGTGCCGTGCGCAAGAGCGCTGCCGACTACGACATGACCGAAGTCGCGCAGATCATGAACCGCGCGCCGGTGACCGACGAGGTGGTCCGCCATTGGCAGGAAAAGGCGAGCGAACGGCCGACGGCGGTGTTCTGTTCCACCGTCGCCCATGCCGAAAATGTCGCTGCCGCCTTCAACAGCGCAGGGGTTTCGGCGGCCGTCATCCATGGCGATCTCGATGCCGGCACCCGCCGCAGGATCCTTACCGCCTATGCTGCGGGCGAAATCCGCGTCATCGTGAATGTCGCGGTGCTGACCGAGGGCTGGGATCATCCGCCCACCTCCTGCGTCGTGCTTCTGCGCCCCAGTTCCTACAAGTCGACAATGATCCAGATGGTCGGGCGCGGCCTGCGCACGGTCGATCCCGAGGAACACCCGGGCGTCGTCAAGATCGACTGCATCGTGCTGGATTTCGGGACATCGAGCCTGATCCACGGCACGCTGGAACAGGATGTCGATCTCGACGGCAAGACCGAGACAGGTGAGGCTCCTACCAAGACCTGCCCGGCCTGCGAGGCGGAAATCCCGCTTGCCGCCATGGAATGCCCGCTCTGCGGCGAGGTGTTCGCGCGCGACCTGGACGAGTCGGGCGAAGGCGAGGACGCCATCCCGCTCTCGGGCTTCATCATGTCCGAGATCGACCTTCTGAAGCGGTCAAGCTTCGCATGGGTCGATCTTTTCGGCGATGACGCCGCGCTGATGGCCAACGGTTTCAATGCCTGGGGCGGGATTTTCTTCCTCTACGGCCGCTGGCACGCCGTAGGCGGCGCGAAAGGTCGCGCGCCCCGGCTGCTGGGGGTGGGCGAGCGGACGGTCTGCCTTGCGCAGGCTGATGACTGGCTGAACGAATACGAGACCGACGAGAGCGCCTTCAAATCGAAGGGCTGGCTGAAGCAGGCCGCGACCGAAAAGCAGCTGCAGTACCTGCCGCCCGAGTTCCGGCAGGACTATGGCCTGACCCGATATCGCGCGTCGGCGCTGATGACCTTCGGTTTCAACAAGCGCGAAATCCGCCAGCTTGTCGGCCGTGCCAGCCCGAACATCGGGAGGGCGGCGTGAACCATGTCGCGGAAGTCGCATCTGCCCCCGACCAGGTTTCTGACCGTGCACGCCTCTGGCACCCACGCTTCGTGCCCTGCGCCGTCTGCCTGCGCCCCGCGCAAGGCTTCGGCTTCTTCAATCCCGCCAAACCACGCCCCCGCGAGCATCGCTGGTTCTGCTCGATGCCCTGCCAGGCATGGTTCGCGGCCCGCCATCGAAAGGGACTGACCATGCAGGGAATGACCGAGGAAGAGCGCGAGGCCATCGCGCAGGTGATGAAGCGACTGGGCCAGACAATGGACCGGATCGGCTGGGACAAGCGGCTCAGCGATCTCACGGCGGCCGACGTCACAGTGCTGATCGAGGAAGTGCTCGAGGGCTATGGCGCCGAGATGTCGCGCATCGCCGCCACAACGGAGGTGCCGTTCTGATGCTGGACTACAATCACCGGCCCGGCATCGCCGAACGCGTCAACGCTGCCATCGATGCCGCGTTGATCGCCGAGCGCGAGGCGACGCCGCCCCGAACCTATCTCGGCGCATCCCGGCTGGGCCATGCCTGCGAGCGCGCCCTGCAGTTCGAATTCGCGGGCGCACCCAAGGACGAAGGCGCGGATTTCGGCGGCCAGACACTGCGGATCTTCGAGATCGGCCACCAGCTCGAGGATCTGGCCATCCGCTGGCTGCGCTCGGCCGGGCTTGACCTCTACACCCGCAAGGGCAATCGGCCCGACGGCGAGCAGTTCGGCTTTTCCGTCGCGGGTGGGCGCATCCGGGGTCATGTCGACGGGATCATCGCCGCGGCACCCGCGCCGCTTGGCATCGGCGTTCCCGCGCTCTGGGAATGCAAGACCATGAACGCGAGGAACTGGCGGGCCTGCGTCAAGGACGGGGTCGCCGTCGCGAAGCCGGTCTATGCCGCGCAGATCGCGCTCTACCAAGCCTACATGGAGGCTTCGGTCCCGGGCATATCGGCCAATCCGGCGCTGTTCACCGCGATCAACAAGGATACGGCCGAACTGCACCACGAGCAGGTCGCCTTCGACGCGGCTCTCGCGCAGCGCATGTCGGACCGGGGCGTGTGGATCCTCCAGGCGACCGACGCGGGCGAGCTGCTGCCTCGCATCGCTGCCAATCGTGACTTCTTCGAATGCCGGTTCTGCCCATGGGCGGCGCGCTGCTGGGGGCTGTCCGCATGACCGAAGACAACATCGTCCATTTCAGCCCATGGCAGGATTTCAACGACGCCCCGGCGGCCGAAGATCCGTTTGGCGTGGAGCCTGACCCGGTCCAGATCGGGACGTTCCTTGATGTCGTGTTCGGCTGGTGCGAGGGCCAGATCCCG